AAAAGGTACTGGTGGTTCTGGATCTGGTAACTTCTCTGGTAATGAAGCACTTTTCAGTCAGTTCCCCAAACAAAATGTTTCATCAGTAAATCTTATTGGTTCTGATATTGTAATTAGAAGACAATATACAACATCAATTACGAATAACTCCACTCCAGTCATAAACGTAGGAGACAATGAAGTCTTCTTACCATTTGATGAAGAAAGATATACCCTCATAAGATCTGATGGTGGAACTGAAATTCTTACAGAGGACAGATTTGAATTTACAAATGGTTCTACCTCACTTCAAATTAATGGTTTGGGTGCAAACGATACTCAAACAAAATTGATCACGACAATTAGAAAGTCAGATATCACATCAAAAACAAAGATCAAAAATATTTCCAAAAATATTATTATTGATAAGTCCAATAATAATGCATCTGGTATTGGATCTACTACATTAAATGATGGTCTTACGACTGGTAATTATCCATTCGGTACAAGAGTACAAGATGAAGTTATATCTCTGAACACTTGTGATGTATATAAAATTTACGGTATTTTTGAATCAGATAGTATTTCTGATCCAGTTCTTCCAAGTGTTACACTCTCTCAACTAGATGGAAACACATCGACTACAAATGACTTGATCATTGGTGAAACCATGATCGGTCAGACAAGTGGTGCAAAGGCAATTTATCTTGAGAAAGTTGATGATACTGTAGTTCGTTATGTTTATCTCAATAATTCTACATTCCAGAATAATGAAGTAATTAATTTTAAACAGTCAAGTGTGAACGGTGTTTCTTCGTCAGTTTCAACTGGTAGTAAAAATATTACCTCAAACTTCAGATTCTTTAATGGTCAAAAAGGTGGTTTTTATGATTATTCGAGAATTATTAGAAGAGCTGGTGTAGCTGTTCCATCTAAGAAACTGCGTGTCTATTTTGCATCCGCAACATACAAAACTACTGATGAAGGTGATATCACTACTGTAAATTCATATCGTGGTTTTGATTATGGTAAAGATATTTCTACTATCAACTCAATCAGAGTATCTGACATTGTTGATGTACGACCAAGAGTAACGGATTATGTCGTCTCTGAGGGTGCAAGATCTCCATTTGAGTTTAATGGAAGAGATTTTGTGGATGGACAAAACGGCAATTTACAAAGCTCAAGTCATATTATCGCTTCTGATGAGTCAATAACCGTTGGTTATGACTACTATCTCCCAAGAGCTGATAGAATCTTCATTGATAAGGAAGGAAACATTGGTATTTTGGGTGGTACACCCGATGATAAACCAAGATTACCTGATGCTCTTAGCAATACGATGAATATTGCTAACGTTTATCTCCCTGCATATCTTTATAAAACAAGTGATGCTAAAGTAAAATTTGTTGAACATAAACGATATCAGATGACTGATATCGCAAGACTTGAACAAAGAATCAAAAATCTTGAGTACTATACGTCACTCAATCAAATTGAAACTCAAACTTTGAATTTGTTTGTTGAGGATGCGAATGGTCTTAATAGATTCAAGTCTGGTGTATTTGTAGATAATTTCACAAGCCTTGAGCCACAAGATACTTCGATTGGTGTTAGAAATAGTGTTGACACTAGGAAAGGTATTTTAAGACCATCTCACTATACCACAGCACTTAATCTTGAACTCGGTACTACCGTCATCTCTGGAATTGGTACAACATCAAATTCCAATGAAGATCCAAGTTTTGCTTCAGTTGTAGGACAAAACATTAGAAAAACAGGTAGAGTTGTCACTCTTGACTACACTGATGAAAATTGGTTAGAACAACCATTTGCGACAAGAGTAGAAAACGTTACTCCATATCTTGTTCAATTCTGGCAAGGTCAAGTTCAGTTGACACCTGACGTTGATGTATGGATCGACGTAACTCAACTTGAGGTCAACGATGTAATGATGGAAGGTTCCTTCCAAGGTGTGGCTGAAGCATTAAATGCAGAGATCACAACAGCAGCAGATGGTTCAAGAAGTGGTGTATCACCTGTAGTTTGGAACTCTTGGGAAACTGTTGGAGTCAATGTTGATATTTCACTCTCAAATGATCAATCAACTTCATCGACCTCTTCATCTAATACAAGTAGTAGTTCACAAACCAATGGTCCAGCAACTACTAATGTAACTGTTACAGAAAATTCCACTACAACTACAACTACCAACTCGATTAGTGCTACAACCTCTACTGGTCTCGATCAACAGAGAACTGGAACTCAATTCACTGTCAATGAAAGAATTGATACTGAGTCATTAGGAAACAGAGTTGTTAGTAGAGAGATCATCAATTTCATGAGATCTCGTAATATTAGCATTCTTGGAACATCGTTCAAACCATTTACAAGAGTTTATTCGTTCTTTGATGATACCGATATTAATGGTTTTGTAACACCTAAACTCATTGAAATTGAGATGATTCATGGAACATTTACTGTTGGTGAACTCGTCAGAGGTAGAATGAATAATGGTGGAGTTGAGTTAGCGAATGCAGCTTCAGTTCCACGTATTGACTTTAGAGTTGCATCTACTAATCATAAGTATGGTCCTTATAACGCACCAACTGACAGGTATGATAGTAATCCATATAATAGAGACGTAAGTATTGCTTCCGTCTATTCAGAATCTTCAACCCTTCTTAATGTAGACCTCTTTAGTCTCCAATCCCAGGACTTCCCACAATATGATGGTTTCATTGGTCAAGGAATGATTCTGACTGGTGTTTCCAGTGGTGCCCAAGCAAGAGTTACTAATGTCAGACTTCTCACTGATAGGGTAGGTACAATCCAAGCATCTTTCAGTGTTCCCGACTCATCAAACTCTGCGAACCCTGTATTTGAAACTGGAAGATCTACATTAAGATTGACTAGTAGTAGTACTAATAGTCAGGTTGAGGGAACTGTTTCAACTGCTGGGGAAGGAACTTTCTACTCACAAGGTGATGTTGATTTCACACAAGAAACAACTCTGTCTTTAAGAAACGCAACAGTATCTTCTACAGATTCCAGTCAAACAAGAACTTTGACTGATCAAGCAACTTCAAATGAAATTACTATTACAGATACTAATACGGTAACAACAACCGATGTTTCAGTCAATACTTCAGTTGATTTACCACCTCCACCAGCTCCTGTAGTTAACAATATTACCAATATTACCGTTGTTCAACAACAACCTCCTCGAATTGATCCCCTTGCACAAACATTCTTTATTAGTGAATCAACTGGTGTTTATGTTACTAAAGTAGATGTATTCTTCAATACAAAGGATGATAATATTCCAGTCCTTTGTGAATTAAGAGAAACTAGACTTGGAACTCCTTCCCAAAAAGTTCTTCCTTTCTCTCGTGTATCTATTGATCCCTCTTTTGTTAATGTAAGTGAGGATGGTACTGTTCCTACAACAATTACTTTTGAGTCTCCAGTTTATCTAAACGCCAATAAGGAATACGCACTGGTATTACTTTCACATTCTACAGAGTACAGAGTATTCATCAGTAGACTTGGTGAAGCAGATATTACAACGTTGGGTCAAGAGGCGGGACAAGTTCTTGTTACAGAACAACCATTACTCGGGTCTCTGTTTAAATCACAAAATGCATCTGTTTGGACACCAAGTCAATATGAGGATCTTAAGTTCACAATGTACATTGCGAACTTTAAGAATCAGGGCTCAGTCTCTTTCTTCAATCCAAATCTTCCATCATCTCTCGAAAGAATTGATCCTAACGGTATAGAGGTCAAGCCAAGACTTATTAGAGTTGGACTTGGAACAACTGTTGTTGATAGTGATCTTACACTTGGTAATACTGTGTTCCAAAGTAACATAGGAGCGGAAGGTACACTGGTAGCATTAGCAGGATCAGTTACCTCTGATCTCACTATTACCAATGCCGGTGTGGGTTACACTCCTTCTTCGGGTGGATTTACCTTTACAGGTGTAGCACTCACTGCCATTACTGGAAGAGGTATTAATGCAACAGCCGATATCACCATTCAAGGTGGTGTTGCAGTTGGTGCCACAATAAGGGCTGGTGGTACTGGATATGTTGTAGGTGATGTATTGACACCTGTACAGGTTGGTAATGTCAATCTTGGATCAGGTATTCAACTCTCTGTTCAAACTATCCTGGGTAACAATACTCTTGTTCTTGATAATGTACAAGGTAACTTCTCCACAAGTTCTGCTTATCCTCTGAAGTTTATTAATAGCTCAGGTATAACGACAGATCTTAACTCAACCATTGGTGGAAATGTAGTTCCATCAGTTATTACAGTAAATGAAACTGGTGAATATCTCAAGGTATTCCAAAGAAATCATGGTCTTTATTCAAATGTGAATAGAGTTGTACTATCTGATATCAGACCAGATCAAACTCCTAACACACTTTCGCAGCAATATGCATTCGATACCACCTCATTCATCACACTGGAAACCCCGGCTACTAACTTTACGACATTCGAAAATTTGGGCGTTGGTGGTACTAACCCTGGTTACGTCAAGGTTGGTGATGAAATCATTAGTTACACAGGTGTCAACGGAAGAACATTAACAGGTATTACAAGAGGTGTTGATAACACCACCATATCGACACATGAAATTGGTGAACTCATCTATAAGTATGAACTTGACGGTGTTTCTCTCAGAAGAATTAATAGACAACATCAACTTGCAAATGTAACACAATCTGACCTTGAAGAAAGTGCAATCGGACTTGATTACTATTATGTCAAGGTCTTGATGAATGCAAATGGTACTAATAGAGCTCCTTCCAATGCTTCTGGATTCCCACCACTCTATTTCAATGAAAGAACTGTTGCTGGTGGTCCTGATGTAAAGGGTACTTATAACTTACCGTTTTCACTCATTACTCCAAAAGTTACTACAATTACACCTCTTGGTACGAATTTAATTTCACGAGTAAGAACAATTTCTTCCGCAAGTGTTAGTGGTAATCAAGAATCCTTCACGGATCAGGGTTATCAGACTGTTACACTTTTTGAGAAGAATTACATGGACGGTCAAAGAATGGTCGCTTCTTCAAACAATGAATCAATTCTTCTTGATTCTGAAGTGTTCCCTGGTAACAAGTCATTCACTATGTTGTTTAATCTTTTGACCTCTTCAAACAGAATTAGTCCTGCAATTGACTTAGATAATGCGTCTGTTGTCTTTACATCAAACAGAGTCAATAGACCCATTACTAACTATGCATCTGATTTCAGAGTGAATGGAATTGAAAATGATCCAAACAGATTTATTTACGTTACTAAAAATGTAACGCTTGAAAGTCCTGCAACATCATTACAAGTCATTCTTGATGGATACGTTTCAAATAATAATGATATAAGAGTATTCTACTCCTTGAATCAAGATGTTCCAGTTGATGAAGCAATCTTCATTCCTTTCCCTGGATACTCTAATCTTGGTACAAATGGTTCAATTCTAAATATTGCAAATAATAATGGTACTCCAGATCAAAGAGTACCAAAAGTTGATCTGTATGATCCAGAACCAACTGTCAATGTATATAAAGAGTACAGATTCACTATCGATGATTTGGTTCCATTTAAATCATTTAGAATTAAGATCATTGGTACATCCACTGACCAATCAAATGCACCATTAATAAGAAACTTGAGAGGTATTGCATTAGCATAATATGGACAATATGATTCCCGTAGAAGGAATGGATGGCTTTTACAGAGACATCCATTCTGGAGCAATTATCAATAAAAATACGAATGATTATAGATCATACGTGAAAAAAAGAGAAAAAATGAAGCAGCAGCAAGAAAATTTTTCTGCTCTAAAAGATGAAGTTGATAGTCTCAAAAGTGATATGAATGATATTAAATCAATGCTTATTTCAATCACAGATATATTAAATAAATAGATTTATAGATAGGATCTTATTATAAATGGCTCAGCCAAGTACTAGACAAGAACTAATTGATTATTGTTTAAGACAATTGGGTGCTCCAGTATTGGAGATTAACGTAGCCGATGAACAAATCGAAGATCTTGTCGATGATGCAATTCAGTTCTTTCAAGAGAGACACTTTGATGGGGTGTCACAACAATACCTGAAGTATCAAGTAACTCAGGCAGATGTAGACAGAGGAAAATCAAGACCTCCTGGTGCACCATCAGCAGGATCTGGTAGACCTACTGTTGGTATTGCTTCTACTTCTGCAACAACAAATATTGTAGGAACACCAACAACATTTACTTATTACGAGAATAGCAATTATCTTCAAATTCCACCAAATGTAATTGGAATAAACAAGGTGTTCCAATATGATGATGCTCAATCTATTAGCTCGTCTAATATGTTTAGCTTTAAATATCAACTATTCCTAAATGACATCTACTATTGGGGGAATACCGATCTATTGAGTTATTCAATGGCGATGTCATATTTGGAGACGATGAATTTTCTTCTCAATACTCACAAACAAATTCGATTCAATCAAAGACAAGATAGGATGTATCTCGACGTTGATTGGAGTAATCTAAGAGTAGGTGAATTTTTAATTATTGACTGTTGGAGAACAAGTGATCCTAATGACTATCCAAGAGTTTATAATGACTCTTTCCTTAAACCATATTTGACCGCATTAATCAAGAGACAGTGGGGTCAGAATCTAATCAAATTCCAGGGTGTGAAACTTCCAGGTGGTATCGAGTTCAACGGAAGACAACTTTATGATGATGCACAAATGGAACTTGATAAAATTCAAGAAAGAATGTTAAGTACATATGAGTTACCACCTCTTGACATGATAGGGTGATGACATATGTTAAATCCCTTTTTTCTTAACGGTACAAGATCCGAACAAAACCTAATCCAAAGTCTTGTCAACGAACAGTTACAGATGTATGGTGTGGAAGTATATTATCTTCCAAGAACTTATGCATCAACTAAAACTATTATAAAGGAAGTAATTGAATCTGAGTTCAAAAATGCATATCCTTTAGAAGCTTATGTTGATAACTATGAAGGGTATACTGGTCAGGGAACTATTCTATCAAAATTTGGTATTGAAAATCGAGATGATCTTCAACTGATAATTT